AGATGAGTTTGGATATGAACCACAGAAACAGTACCGAGTTCTACGTTTAAGAAAGGGTGTATATACCCAACAGGTATATCGAGATGACGAGAATATAACTAAAGAGTATACCCCGACAAAAGCCGATGGAACTACGTTTGATTTTATCCCTTTATTTATTATTGGCTCAGAAAATAACGACACCACTGTTGACGTGCCGCCACTCGGTGATATTGCTTACATTAACATTGCACATTTCCGAAACTCAGCCGATTTAGAAGAAAACTGCTTTGTTCACGGTCAATTAACGCTTGGCGTATCATCAACTATGTCTTTAAGCCAGTTCCAAGAGGCTAACCCTAACGGAATTACTGTTGGCTCTATGGCTGGTCACTTCTTAGGTGACTCTGGTGGCTTTTCTGTTGTACAGGCTTCTGAAAACCAGTTAGCTGACAAACTTATGGCTCGCAAAGAAGAACAAATGCGAAAACTTGGCGCGAGAATGATTGAAATTGGCGCAGCTAAGACAGCAACCCAAAGTTTAATTGAGCAAGCTGGCGAAACTTCTATCCTAACTACCATTGCGGATAATGTGTCCGAAGGTATTAAGACCTGCATCGAATGGTGCGGTATGTTTATGGGTGCGGATGAAGAATCAACCTTTATTCTAAATACTAAGTTCTTCGATGATGTTGCAGACCCACAAATGCTTATGGCGGCTATGCAATTGAACGAAGGCAACCTTATTGCGAAGTCTGATATGCAAGAACTTGCTCGACAGCAAGGCATTGTTAAAGACGGTCGCAGTAATGAAGATATTGACGCTGAACTAGCGGCAGAAATGGCGAAAATTCCAGAAGAACCTGAAATCGAGCCTGAATTAGATGAAGAAGATCAAGAGTCTTTGACATCTCAAGATGAGAGTGATATATAGAACTAATTGTCACAGGGTGACGACATTTTTATAACTAGGGGTTATAGATGACTATTCAATACAAAGTGAGTGAAGAAAGTTTCGATACGTTAGACGATTCAGTTAAGGGGTTATATTCGCAGGGCGAAGATGGCTACACATTGAATGTAGACGGTGTACCGAAAGAAGATGTAACTGGTTTGAAGCGTAAGATTGACGAATTGCTAACCGAAAAGAAAACGGTACAGCAAAAGGCTCTCGAAGCGGAAGAACTATCAAGGCTAGAAACGGCTGAAAAGCTGCGGAAGGCAAACGACTTTGAACAGTTATACAACAGTTCTGAGTCAGAGCGACAGAAGGCGGCTGACGAGTTAGCGACTTTAAAGGCTAATTTACAGCAGCAACAGGTGGAAGGTCAGGCAGGTAGAGTTGCCGCATCGCTTACAAAGGATACAGCCAGAGCCAACTTGTTGTCGCAGCAAATTTCCTCGCGTCTATCTTTAGTAGATGGTGAGGTACGAGTTTTAGATACTAATGGTAACTTAACCGTTAGTAGCGTAGAAGAATTGACACAATCAATTAAAGCGGAATACCCGTTTCTAGTTGACGGGTCACAAGCTGCTGGGGGCGGCGCAACAGGTGGAAGCAGCGGGGCTGGGGATACCAAACAAGTAAGTCGTGCGGATTTTGATGCAATGGACAGTCGGAAAAGAATGTCTTTCGTTAAATCTGGCGGCAAAATAATTTAATTACTCTTTTGGAGAACCATTCTAATGGCTAATGATTTAACTTTAACAAACTTAGCAAACGACATCTATGTCGCTGCTGACACTGTAGGCCGTGAAGCTGTAGGCTTTATCCCTTCTGTAACTATGAATGCTGATAGCACTCGTGCTGCTGTTGGTGACACCATCAAAGCTGCTGTAACTTCTGAAGCACCTGCTTTTGTAGACATCTCTAACGGTCTTATGTCTGTACCTGAAGGTTCAGATCAAACTGTAACTGCTTCTACTTTCCAACTAACTAACGCTAAAGCTATCCAAATCCCAATGGGTGCTGAGAAAGAGCTTCAATTGCGTAACGCTGGTACTTACGAAACTGTTTACGGTGACTTAGTTCAACAAGCAATGCGTAAGTTAGCTAACCAAATGGAAAGCGATCTTTTCGTTGAAGCTAAAAACAATGCTTCACGCGCTTTAGGTACTGTTGGTACTGACCCATTTGCGTTCTCAGCAACTACTACTGGTCTTGAGCAAGCTGCTAAAATGCGCCGCTTACTTGTAGACAATGGTATGCCTACTGATGACGTTTCTGTTGTATTGAACACTCAAGCTGGTGGTTCTTTCCGCGCAAGCCGTACTAACGCTTTCGCTGACCACGCTGGTACTGCTGACTTCCGTAACAACGGCACTTTAGCTAACTTGTTCGGTGCAAGCGTTCGTGAGTCTAGCCAGTCTGCACTTCACACTGCTGGTACTGAAGCTGCTTGGGCAATCAACAATGGCTCAAACGAAGTTGTTGGTGAGACTACTTTGACTGTTGACGCAGGTGGCGGCGGCACTATCTTGAATGGTGACATCATCACTAACGCTGGTGACACTACTTCTGGTTATGTTGTTTCTTCTGACACTCAAACTGCTTCTGGCGCTGCTGGTGGTAACATTATCATCAACGGTTCTAAAGGTATCTTGACTCAAGCAGATGACGATGACGTAGTTACTCGTGTAGCTTCTTATCAGTCTAACCTTATGTTCCATCGCCGCGCTCTTGAGCTTGGTATGCGAGCACCTGCTTTACCGTCTGTTGGTGATGCTGCTGATGATGCAATTCTTGTACAAGACCCAATTTCAGGTCTAGTATTTGAAGTACGCATCTACAAAGGCTACCGTAAGTCTATGATCGAAGTTGCCGCTTGTTGGGGCGTTAAGGCTTGGAAATCTGACTTCATCGGTAACATTTACCAGTAAGTTCGTAGTGCTTTGGTCGGCTTGCTTGGGTTTCCCTCCCTTTCCCTTGCAGGTCGGCCATTTTTTTAAGGTGATGAAATGGCTTTAACAGTAGAAACAGGTTCGCAATCAACAACTGCTAACAGCTATGTTACTGTTGCCAATTACGACACCTATCTAAATGCAAGATACACAAGCAGAGCAGATATAAGTGACGCTCAAGCAGAAGCATATATTCTGCGAGCTACAGATTATTTTGAGTCCTTACCTTTTATAGGGCTTAAAGCAACCGAAGCACAATCAATGCAATGGCCTCGTAGTGGGATTGTTATTGACGGCTTTGGGAAAGACAACAATGAAATACCCAATGAAGTGCTAATTGCGATTTATGAATTAGCTTATGGCTTTGAGCAGGGTTTTGGTATTAACGACCCCATCTCCAGAGAGACTGTAAAAGAGAAGATAGGCGAAATTGAAGTAGAGTATAAGAACTCTAGCGCAGATCGTACTTTGCTACCAGCAGCCTCTCAGGCGCTTAGAAAGCTAATTAAAAACCCTATGAGGGTTGTGAGGGCATAATGGCCTTTGACTATGCACCATTAGCAAGTACAGCAGATAGAATACTCACTGATTTCGGTCAGTCTGTAACCTTCTCGCGTTTCAGTCGTGGAAGCTACAACCCATCTTCGGGTATGAGTAGCACAAACCAAACGACATACACTGCTAAAGTAGTTTTATTCAATGAGAGTAAGGCTGAAGAAAGCGATAACACTACACAGATTATCGAGATTCCAGCCGTTGCGTATACTTCAACACCACCTAAGATTGGTGATACAGCAACAATTAACTCTGAGAAATTAAGAGTTGTAGAGATTAACCCAGTGCAGCCAGCGACTACGGTAATTTATTATGAGCTTAGACTCAGAAGTTAAGGCTTACACAAAGATCGCACTTAAAGATGCTCACAAGGTTGTTAAAAAAGTTGTGCATCAGGTTATGGTTGAAACTGTTGATAAAACACCAATAGACACGGGTAAATTAAAAAACAGTTGGTATGCAAGTTTTGTTTCACCTTCTTCATCTGACACTGGAAGAAGCCCAGATACCTCTGGCAGAGATAGCCTTGATAGCGCAGATCGTGTAACAAGTAAGATAAATAAAAGTAAAATAGGTGAGTCTATTTACTTTGCAAACAGCTTAAAATACGCAGAACGAATTGAGTTTGGTGCTAGTGGTCAAGCTCCAGCAGGTATGATGCGTAGAGCTATGATGAATGCTGTTAAGGACTTTAAATGAGCGATACTGCTAGAGACTATAGAAACATTAGGGTAGCCCTAGAGACTGAGTTTGATGGCTTATCCTCTTTAGGATTTACCAATAGAGTCTTTGAGAATCAAGAAGTTGATTTATCTACTTTTGATAAAGGAACTGCTGGTATAAAATGGATTAGAGGAACTTTGTTACCTGCTGATACAACTACCTTATCGCTTGGTGCGAATGGTACAGATTATCATCAGGGCATATTCCAGATAGATTATTTTAATGAAGTTGGCATTGGTGCATTTGAAACTGATATGGATTCAATAGCTAACACATTTAAACGAGGTACGGTTTTGACCCACAGTGGTACTACCGTTAGAATTTTGAACGTATCATTAGGCGTTGGGCGCAGAGATGGTGCATTTTTTGTTAGAAATATAGATGTATCTTATTATGCGGTTACGCCCGCGAGGAGTTAATTAAATGGCTATCCAAAGTGGTCAAAATGTAAAACTAAGTATCAAAGAGGAGTCAACTTACGGAACAGCTCCTGCTGGCAACTACTCTATCATTCCTTTTAAGTCTGTATCTTTATCTTTAGCTAAGACTAATCACGAATCTGCGGTTATTACTGGTGATCGTGAAGTTCAAGACGTAATTATGGGTGCTCACTCTGTTACTGGTGATATTTCTTTTGATTTATCTAACCAGCCAGCTTATGTCGAAGGCTTACGAGCTATTGTAGGCGATGACGCTTTATCAGGTGGCGTAATGAACATTGGCTTAGTGCGTCAGTCTTATTCAATTCAACAGGCTTTTGTTGACCTAGCTTCTGTTAATGACAATGTGCACAAGTACGTTGGTATGGAGTTCAACACATTCTCGATGACAGTTCCTGCTGACGGCTTAGTAGAATCTACGTTCGGTCTTATCGGCTCAACTATGACCACTGAGAATGCTGAGTTTGACGGTACTGAGGCTGATTACACTGATACTAATAACCCATACCACTCAAGCGATGTTGCTATTACTTTAGGCGGCTCGTCTACTGCGATTATCACTGACTTTTCTTTGAACATTGATAACGGTTTAGCTACTACTAACAAAGTAGGCTCTAACTTAGCTCAACAAGGCGGTATCGGTAAATGCCGAGTAACTGGCTCATTAACTGCTCACTTTGATACTACTGCTGGTGCAGCGCAGCTTGAGAAGTTTGTTGCTAACACTAAAGAAGCTATTGTTGTTACTTGCGGCTCAGGCTCTACTGGTATTAGCTTTACTATGGCTGAAGTAGTCTATACTACTGGTGCTGTAGAAGTTGGTGGCGAAGGTCTTGTAAGTGTCTCTATGGAGTTCACAGCAATCTACAAAGACAGCAACAATACATCTGCATTAGTAATTGATACAGATTTATAAAACTGAATAGCCTCGCTGGGCGGGGCTTTACTTAACTAAAAAAGGGTGATTTATGAAAGTAAGTGAACTATACACAACTGATTTACACGATGCTGGCTCTGAAGTAGAGATATTAAGCGAGCAAAGCGAGCCAACAGGTTTTTTTATTACCGTTGCAGGTCTTGACTCTAAAGTATTTAGAGAGCAGACAAAAATACAGCAAAAAAAATATCTTGAGGCTTATCGTAAAGGTAAAGATTTTGATGATGAAGATTTACTTATTGACGGTCTTGTTGCTACAACTATTAGTTGGCGCGGAACAGATGAAAAGTTTAGTAAAAAGCTGTGCAAAGAGCTATATGTTAAAGCACCTTATGTAAAAGATCAGGTTGATCGCTTTATTGGTGATAGAGAAAATTTTATAAAAGCCAAGCCGAAAAAATAATCGAGTTTGGCAGATGGGTGTTTTTTGCTAATGGCAAAACTAAAGGTAGTAAGTCTACTAGGATTGAGCAGTGGCAAGCTATAGAAAGGATTAGCGGTAAGCGACCTCAAGAGCTACAAAAGCAGCCATACTTAGAAGATCATCTATTACCAGTTTGGGACGCTTATTGTTTAATATCTAAAGGGGTAGAAAATATATCCTTAACAGATATATTGGCTTACTGCACGTTATATGACGAAAAACTAGATAGATGGCAAGTTGATGCCATTTTAGGCTTAGATCAGGAAAGGCTAAAACAATGGCAGACACAATTGCAAGACTGATATTTGAAGCTAACACCGAGCAATTAAAGAATGCTCAGAAAGAGCTTGACGCTTTAACTAAGGCTGCTGGAAAAACTTCCAAACAAATCCCTAAAGTTGGCGAAGGAACAAAGAAAACTGGAAAAGCCACTAATAAGATGGCTGATTCTTTTAGGAACGCCTCTACTGCAACAGCAGCATTGCAAGGGCCATTAAACGGTCTATCTGGTCGATTATCCTTTATAGCAACAGGCTTGACTAGAGTCGGTGCTGGCGGTCTAGCTCTTGGAGCTGGTATTGCTGGTCTTGGCTTTGCAGCACAAAACTCATTAGCTATATTCCAGTCGTTTGAACAGCAAATGTTTAAACTCGAAGCTCTTACTAAATCTACAGGATTTACTGCTGGATTCACGGCTAACGAGCTTAATGCAATGGCTGAGGAAATATCTAGAGGCACTTTAGCTTCTGCAAAAGATATTCGTGACGCTCAAGGTGTTCTTTTAACATTTAAAAGCATTTCTGGAGATACCTTTAAATCAGCTATAGGTCTTACTCAGGATATTGCAGGTGTAATGGGAACTACTGCTGTATCTGGCGCAAAACAATTAGGTAAGGCATTAGAAGACCCCTCTAGGAATTTAACAGCTTTAACAAGGGCTGGTATTAGTTTTTCTGACGAAGAAACAAAAAAAATTAAACTTTTACAGGAAAGCGGTAAGCTATTTGAAGCTCAATCTATAATTGTAAAAACACTTGAAGAACAGGTTGGTGGTGCTGGTACTGGTGGAGGCTTATCTGCTGCAACAGATTTATTATCAGATAACTTTATAGAGCTTAATAGAGTAATAGCCGAAGAAACTGGTTTGGCTGAACTTGCTACTGCTGCAACTAATGGTTTAGCAAAAGCAATGGGTCATTTGGCTGGTAAGATAAGCGAAACAAATGAAGAAGAATTAAAAAGACTACAACAATCGCAAGGGCTAAAAAATTCTACTCTTGGGGTTGATGTCTTTGCAAGCCAAAGAATTAAAGAGCTTGAAGGGCTTATTGCTGCTGAGGCAAAAAAGAAAGAAATTGCTAAGGTTGCGGCAGAGGAGCAAAAAGCAATACAGGCAGAGGAAGCCGCACTTAAAAAAGATATTCTTACAGACAACTTAGAATTAGAGTTTAATCAGCTTAGAGAGCACCAATTAAGAGTGCAAGGCTTCACTCGCGAGGCTGATAAATTAAAACTTGAAAATATGATAATGCAAGCTGATTTAGAGTATGAGCTTGCTGTAGAAAAGTATGGAAGGCTAGATGAGCTTGACGATATAAGAACGCAAAAAGTTGCTAATGCAAGAGAGGCACAGAGACAGGCCGCTGTAAACGCAACAGCAAAAGAAGAAAAAGCAGAAAAAGATTATAGAAAAACTGCAATCTCAGAAGGTAAAAAGTTGGTTGATGCTGCCGCCTCTCAAAGTAAGGCTGCGTTTAAAGTTCAAAAGGCAATGAAGATTGCTGAAGCTGTCCAAAATACATATAGCGCAGCAACAGGCGCATATAATGCTATGGCAGGAATACCTGTAGTTGGCCCAGCTTTAGGCGCAGCGGCAGCGGCAGCAGCAATTAGCTTTGGTATGGCGCAAGTTCAGGCTATTAAATCACAAAGTTTTGGTGGTGGTGGAGGTGTATCCTCTGGTGGAGTTCCTTCAGGTGGTGGAGC